CACCTATACAAGACATTTCCTCAATGATCTCACTTCTAGTATTTCCCGCAGGATCGGCGATCGACAATCCCACTTTACAATATGGAAAATCTTTTGCAATACCTGGAACAACAATTGAATCCGCAAATGTGCGAATACCCATTCCATCGCCGACATATTCTTTCAATATAAGGAGCTGCCCACGAACAGAGAGCTGTAACACCACGCAAGCAGGAGTAAGACCAAAGTCCCAACCAAGAATAAGTTGCTCACCTTGGACAGCATCCAAAGACTCAGCAGCATGAAAATCCGGATTAAACTCAGGATAAACACGCTTACCAAAGCCAACAGACCCATATTCACCAAGACAAAAAACCTTAACGAATTCTTGAGACTGTCCCTCCGCCAACATCTCGTAATAATTATCAGGAAGATGAGCAGCATTATCAGCATTTGGGTTTCTAACCCATTTGTTATCATCATTTTTAATTAATCCAGGGGGCTGCTTAAATAAGCGATGATGTTCAAACTTATTCTCTTCAAAATCTTTATAAATCCAGTGATCGTCTTCCGGTGGATTGGTATCAGCAATAATACCTGACCAATAAGGCTCCTTACAAAATGCTTTAGATGGATAGCGGTTAACCCGCCCCTTCATATGCGCTAAAGCCGCCTTAGGAACCTCAGAAAGCTCGTTAATGTAACATCCCGTTAACTCTAAAGACTTAATCTTTCTAACGTCCTCAGGCCTATCTAATGCTATAAATAGTAGCTCGAGCTCCACCATTCCATGTCCGTCATTGAAACAATGTTCATAAGTCATAATTGGCTTTTGGCGTTTACGTACATCGCCTAGGTCTTCAAACCAAGCTAACCAAGTAGCGAGTGTTGTAGAGGATAGTTCTCCGCTGGTATTTCTAACAATTCCCCATCGGCTGCGTCGTCTACCTGCATGCCACATTGGCACACTACAAGCTCGCCTAACGATTTCTGTAATTGCCCAGGTAGACTTGCCACTACCATAAGGGCCCATAATAACACGCACAAAGTTATCGTCGAGATGAGCGATGCGACCAGTGGCGGTAGGTATATAGATTTTATCTTGTTCCTTAGCATGAATTATCATTCCCGGATCATTTAAAGTAAGCTGGCGTTCAGTGCCCTTTCGTCGCATCAATTCTATTTCATTTATTCTTTTGGCAATAGCAGATGCAGTCATCATTTCTCAAGTACCTTTTTAGGAGGCTGCGTTTTATAAGGAGGATTTTGTTGCTCGTCACGAAAATGTTCTTGAGTAGTAAAGCGAACGCCGCACTTAATGCATTCACGCCTTCGATAGATTTGATTATTGCGTTCATCGCGTGTTGTTTCTACAACGCGTGAATCAGGGTAATTACAGGATTTGCATTGCATTTATTTTCTATTTCCTCGCAACGTGCGCACCATACTGGAACGTGCTGCGGGAGAATGTCGTTTGACTGGTTTGCCAGGTTTAACCGGCAGCCAATTGTCAATAGGGGCTGATGCAAAGGCAGGAGCCGTTTCGGCTACTTTCTTCTTGGGTTGTTTTTCAACCCATTTGTTTTGGATAACAGCCATGCTGAGGATCCTTATTTCTTTTTAGACGCTTTCTTTTTCTTCTTTTCACCGGATTCGGCGAATGCAATGGCTATGGCCTGCTTAGGCTTTTTTCCGGCATTTTCTTCAGCAGCAATGTTTTTACCAAAGTTCTTGCTTCCGGGCTTCGCACCCTTTATTAATGGCATAACAGGCTCCTTCTTCTTAATCGCCGTCTTTTTGTTTGGTAAGATAACCTGGGATCTCGTCAATGTAGTTTGTTTTACCATAGTTCGCCATCGTTTGAGGCGATAAATTACGGCACGCACCACTCTTGGCAAATGCCTCTTGCGTAACTCTCTTGCCACGAACGACTTCAGGCGCAGAATCGTTGTAACCCCTGGTAGGTTTTTGAGAAACATATTTTCCACTCATAATTAGTTATCCTTAATATTTACTATCATTTTTAGGCAACTTCAAAGCCTTAGGCTTCTCCAGCAAATGCTTCTCATGCTTAGCAAATGGATTCTCAACCTTCTTCATTGGCTTCTTCTTTAACATGCTTCTCTCCCTCAAGTAACTTATCTAGTTTCTGATTAAGCTCATTAAGCTGGGCATTAGGACCATAATGTTTATGCCAGCGACGCTCGAGCATCCAAGCATCGGCTTGCCATCGTTCAGGTCTTGCACTAATTATATCGGAGTGTTCACGTATTTTTGTCATCTCTGCACGCTTAAGATCCTCAGAAAACTTAGAGTAGTCCGAGTCAATACCTTGCTTTCTATGTTCTTTCCCTTGACGCAACCACTCATAAAGAGTTTCTTCACAAATACCATTGGCTTCTGCTGCAAATTCATAGGGAATACGATGCGAAATAGCGTCAATAATAGCCGCACGTCTTTCAGGAGTGAACTTAGATGGTCTACCCATGTGTTCTTTAACATAATCATCTGGGTTTTTAGAAGGTCCAGCCATTACTAATCCTTTAGTAAATCAATAAATATATTTTACTTCTGTTTATAGCTCAAAGCAAACATGATTGCAACTAATACAACAGTCTCAAATCCATCTGCTGTAGATAATAACTGATGCAACTCATTGCTATCAATTACTCCATCTCTTGAAAAAGAAATAAAGTTAATAATGCAAGTAATAAAACACATCAAAGCCGGTATCGAAATAACAACATGCGGCTTATCCCTCATATAATCATGAAGGACTTTGCGCAAATTGCGCCTACTCCACCAGCTCAAAGTGCACCAAATCATTTAACATACCAGGAGTATTAAACCGGCTAATTCCATCCCAAGCACCCCCCCAACGTATCGAATGGGTCATCTTACCCTCGTCTTTAAGTTTTTGCGCAATACCAAGCACATAGCCCGCAAACCAATAATTATGATGATCGTCTGCCAAACCAGGAGGATAAAGAGTAACATCAACGGCCATGCTAGGACTATGATTATGCTTGCCATTAGGAAAATGCAATTTTGAATGCCCACTAACAAACGCTGCCTCTTGGTCAACCTCATTACGATATCCTTCCAAAATAGTGCAATCGTAATATTTAATCACCTCAAAAAACAATACCTGCAAATCATGATGGCATGTAGATAGCTTTGAAAACGAAGCCTGACTAAACTTGGGCATAAAACAATTCCTTTGTCTCTATCGTATCTAAATACTAGCACATAAAAAAAAAGATGCAAAAATATAATAATACCCATTGACATATAAATATATAAATGTTTAAATGCACACGATTAACTAACGAGGAGAATAATATGAAATATATGCTAGGTCTAATGCTAAGCTTTAATCTATATGCAAATACAGATTGTGCTGTCGATTGGAAGGGTGATTTAGTATGTACGGGTGATTCAGGCAATGTAACATGCCATAAAGAATGGAATGGCCATACAGTTTGCAGTTAAAAGCCCTTTTTCAAGGGCCCACTTACAAGGATGTTTTATTTAATTCAACAGCAATGCAATCACTAAGATAGTCTTGAATAATCTGCACGCCATTATTGTTATTGTACTTCTTTACAGGTTTTATTTCTACATATATTGCTTATAGTTCCTGAGTTTAATTCAAAGAGAAGGCATAATTCGGCTCGCCAAGATATTCTTTAATGATTTTAATTCCATCGTCTAGTCCATAACATGTTTTGCCACAATATCCAATATCATTAACCCGCTTTAAGAATTCTTCTTGTGCTATCCATGTAGGAGTTCTGCGTTCGCTGGGCGTGTATACTTTATTTCTTTTAATTTCAAGAAATAACCCATGATAACTAGGAGAAGGATAAAAAATGAATAAATCACTCAATCCTGGAAGTAGGCCTAAAAGCTTCAAATTGGCACCTAGGCGAGGCGATCGTTTTCCGGCATTGTTATTCATGCAAAAGTAATTTCTAATCACTGGATGAAGTCTCAGCCACGCTACCAAAGCTTTCTGTTCTGACTCTTCGCTTGGAGCTGCGATCTTCACCTTCCGAATCCCTGTCGTTTTCATCCGCATCGTAATTCCTATACAATTGCTTTAGTAGTTCAAAACTGGCTTTTTTATCAGCTAAGCTTACTGGGGCTTTCATGTGCTTCTTTTTCATATCCTTCCTCTACTCTCGCTGTTTTGCTATTATATCAAGATCGTCAATTTTGTTTTTAAAAGACTTGGTAATATGCCCGGGTTTTGTTTCTTCGTAAAGCTTAAATCGAGACGCCCGAAACTCCTTAAATCCTAAAATTCCTTCACTTGTTGTTACAAATTCATTAATCGCTTTCACAGCGTCTTTTACAGCTATACATTGGTTGCGCATTAACTCTTTAATTAAAAATGCTTTATAAATATTCATATGAATCATTTTAAAATCGCCCTAAGATTGGATAATGTACTTTTACCAACCAAAGAAAGCTCCATTTTCTTTTTTGATTCAGTAATAATTTCTGTAAATTGCGCACAAGAAGCTATTTCATCGGCTTTATTTAAAATAGCCAGCGCTTCTCGTGCTTCTGCAGTATCTGTCATTTTAAGATTGGCTCGTAGTTGGCTAATCTTTGTATCTAATTCTAAAGAAGGCTTTCTATGGGCCTTGCAAAGACTTAGATAATTTTGAATTAATGTTTTTTCATCTGGGGTTATAGAAGATTTGCTTTTTATGTTTTGAAAATCTTTATATTTATCGAGAGGCGCTTTTTTTAAATGACCCAAGAATCGGGCCTTATATACTTGTTGATCGGTTTGACTCCAATAGTCTACACATTCCTCATAAAGCTCTTCCAAAGTTACATTCAGCCCACGAAATCGGTCTTTGTAAACACCAAGACATTGTTCATCACCTAACGATTCACGTCTAAACTTCTCAGCCATTTGTTGCTTAGTAAATTCAATATGAGCGAAATCTAACTTTTCTTTTTCTTGATCTTGATAGTGTTCAAAAAAACTACTGCTGCTAGTAGTAGTATCTTTTAATGGTTTTGTATCTGGTTTTGTATCTGGTATAGGTTGGACGTTTTCCGTCCGATCCATTGGACGTTTTTCGTCTAATGCATTAGACGTTTTACGTACAATGAGTCCTGGCCAGGGCTGCAAGCATGTTCTGTCCAAATTTAATTCAATTAACATCTTGTCAGATAGAGAAAACCAATTAGTCCTGTCGTACCCTTTTTTATTAAAATTGCCCTTAATAAGCAAGCCCAGCTTGAGGCATGAATTAATAATGTCTTTTATCAAACGGGTTTTAAAATAAGGGAAATATTTAGAGAAATAGTCTGGGGTTCCAAAACACCAATAACGCTCTTCGTGATGATTATTATCCTTGGCGGAATTCGTTCTTGTCCAAAAAATCATATTTTGGATGAAAATTGCTTCATTAATTCCGTATTTTTCTGCTATAAAGGGGTTAAAAGAATGGTCAGACATGATATAATTTCCTCGTATATTTCTTTGTACGCAGTACAGTAGTTGCCCGCTATGCGCTAACATAGCGATGAGGGCATGATGCCCAAATCACATCTTAAGCAAATCCTAAAATGTTCGATAGATAATTCTTGATTTTGTTGTCCGTGCTTGATACTATTTTTTGCATGTTTTGACCTACCTTTAATAGGTTGAAATTATCCAAAGGGCCAACGCCCAGTGGTCTTGAGAGTGGCGAAACTCTTAAGACCATATCTTAAAATATAACTAATTGAAATACAATACTATTCTAATTCACCATCCATAGATTCATCCTCTTCATCGCTAAACAATATTTCCACATATGGAATGTTTTTAACTGCTTGAGAATCCTCGGCAGAAAACAAATAATCTAATGCTATCCAACCAATAGAAGTGAGAGCAATAACTAAAAGTACCGCTAAAACGTTCATAGGCTCTCTTAATAAGGTTTTAAGTTTAAATCCTTGTCTCATATTTTTTTATGTCCTTGTAAAGCGTATAATTGCCTTTGCGCCATTCTTTGCGACTTATTCTCATGCCACAGTTACAGCAAACGTATTTGTATATTATGTTGAAGAATGTAGTTTGTTCGTACCATTCGTGATCAGCATTGTATTGCCTACCTTCTGGGCCTGTGGTTATGCACTTATATTGGTGATCGTAGGTTGACATGTTGAGATTTCTCTTGTCATGAAGCATTTAGAGCATTTTATAATGTTATTGTGTAGGTGCCAATCGTGGCCGCATGAATTAGCTAACATAAGTTCTATTTTATCGTATAAATTCTCCATTTCAATTGGAGAGGCTCCTTCCAAGTAGACATGAAGCAGATTTAGCATTAAGTGCAATTCTTCTTTTGTGAAGTCATTCATAGCTAACCCAGCCACCACTTATCTTAGCGCATTTTTTGCATACAGCTATTCCAATACCCTCCATACTGGCATCCCAAATAAATACTTTCCAATCATGCCCTAAATAACAGGTTTTGTATTTTAAAGGTGTCGTGAAAATAATAGGCTTAGTATTTAATTCTAAACCATTTAACTTATCCATCATAAGTCCTTTAGGAATTAATAATTCTTGCATCTCATCATTATGAATGATACATTTAATAAAATCAACAAACATAATAAATAAACATAGGATGTACCATGAAGATACCAAAAGACACTACAGATTTAAAGCACTTCAACATTAGAATGCCAAAAGATATATGGATGTTCTTAAAGACAACTGCCGCTACCAACGAAGTATCCATGACAGAAATAGTGGTTGCATGTATTGAGAAATATAAAAAGAGTTTTGAATCACGCTTGACAGATAAAGATATAAATGTATAATTGTAGAAAGAAACAATGATGAGATGAAAGAGTCTAGGCTTTCATCTCAATGAACATAACCATCTCTGACAGGAGAATATCAATGATCCAGAATAGTTTAACGCAGTCCCATATACAAATGCAACAACAGTCGTCATGGAGAGACGATCCTTTTACCTTGGTTGGTACAGTCAAAGGAGTGGCTAAAGTGAGTCATGCAAAAGCATTAACAGAATACGCAGAAGAGTTAGTCTATGAATACGGTGCATACAATGGCCAGGAATATGAGCTGACCTTTGCGCAATTACCAGAGTATGAGCAAAACGAGCTGTCGCGCTTGCATTTAGAGGCGACTGATAGAGATGCGAGTGAGTGTGTTTATGGGGATGATTTCTCCATTGACAATAAATATGTGTGTGCGTTGCTTGCGATGCTACAGGATGATTGTGTTGAGACACAAGAAGCATTTGCAGTTGCTACACGTAAGAACGTGATTCTTTATTATTCCAAATACCTTCAAGAAGTAATTGATAAGGCATGCTGTGTGTTGCTTAACAATTTAAATGGCGAGGATGCACTTCGCTCTCATCAAGACAATGATGCGGACGATATCAACTGGAAGAAATTCTAATGAGCGCATTGGAGAGGCTTGTTCTGGGATGGCTCATTGGAGCGTTTGTTGCAAAACATACGTACTTATTCTTTTAGTAGTTGTCTGGAGAAATTATAATGATTGAGAAACACAGTTGTTATGAGTTTGCGGTATTTAAATATCCTGATGATGAGCATCCGAGTGCTAAGCATTATTACTATAAAATATTTGGCGAAGCATGTCCTCCTTATGATGATGGGATTATTGAGTCGGATGAGTGGTTTGATGCGGAGCAAGAGGCGCGTTTTGCGGCTATTGGTCATATTAGTTTGTTAGAAAATGGGGGTATGTAATGGCTTTGCGAGGCGTTAAACCAGAGAAGATTGAAAAGAGGTTGAAGGCGTTGTTTTATGGGGATGCTGGTGCTGGTAAGACAACTGCTTGTATTTCATTTCCCAAAGTGTATTTAATTGATACAGAAAAGGGAAGCGTTAACGATCAGTATGTTGATGCTATAAATGAGAATGGCGGAGTTGTCTTTCAGACTACTGATTTTGATGAGTTAGTTGAAGAAATAAAATCTTTGTTAACGGAAAAGCATGGATATAAGACAGTTGTTATAGATCCACTTACCACTCTATATAATGACCTACTTGATAAGTCTGAAAAGCTCGTTGGAAACGAGTTTGGCAGGCATTACTCCCATAGTAACAAGAAAATGAAGCAATTACTCAATCTTCTTTTGCGCTTACCAATGAATGTTATTCTAACTTGCCATAGTAAAAATGAATACGGGCAGAACCTAGCGGTGCTTGGAAAGACTTATGATGGGTATAAGAAACTTGATTTTTTATTTGATTTAGTATTTGAGGTTCAGAAACGTGGTAAAGATAGAGTGGGTATAGTCAAGAAATCACGTGTAGTATCCTTTGCTGATGGAGAAACATTTCCATTTTCCTATGATGAAATAGCAAAAAGATACGGGAGAGATATTCTTGAACAAGAAGCTGTTCCTGAAAAGATTGCAACTCCAGAACAGATAAGTGAACTTAAAAGAATTATAGATTTACTTAAGGTTCCACAGGGAACGGTCGATAAATGGCTGGACAAGGCAAATTCGATGAGCTTTGAAGAGATGCCAATGGATGCTATACAAAAATGTATAGAGCATTTAAAGAAACAACTTGAGGGCTAATCATGAAAGCATCGACAATTAAAGAAAGATTTTATTCAAAATTTATCGTTAACAGTGAAAATGGGTGCTGGGAGTGGACAGACCACAGGTTAGCTAAGGGATATGGTATTTTAAAAGTAAATGATACCAATAAAGTAGCCCATAGAATTTCCTATGAAATTCATATTGGTCCTATAACGGAAGGAATGATTATTTGCCACCATTGTGATAATCCGCCATGCGTGAATCCATCGCATTTATTTATGGGAACACATAAAGATAATGTGATAGATAAAAAATCTAAAGGAAGGGATATTATCGGAGAAAAAAATGGACGATCTAAGTTAACAGAAAAAGATATTCCTGTTATTAGGCGGCTTCTATCGAATAAAGTACGCCAAATCGATATTGCCAAACAATTTGCTTTGGCGCACAGAACTATAAGCGCAATAAACACAGGCCATACTTGGAAACATATTAAGGAGAATAAATAAATGTTTAATTATACGCCAGTTACACTTAATGAAGCAATGCAAGATAGGTTTCAGCTTTTAAAAGAGGGGATATATGATGCAGTAATTGAGTCATCACAAGATAGATTATCATCAAGTGGCAACCCGATGTTAGACATGATGCTCCAGGTCTATGATGAGAACGGCAAAGCACACGCAGTGCGCGACTTCCTTGTATTTACCAAGGGCATGATGTGGAAAGTGGTGCATTTTGCCGCTGCCGCTAAGCTAGTAAAGGAATACGAAGAGGGCAAGCTGTGTTCCGAAGTTGCGGTTGGTGCTACTATGCGTGTCAAGATATGCATCGATCCAGGATCGCTAATTCCAGAAGATAAGTTAAATGGTAAGGCGCTTGGATCTAAATATCCAGACAAGAACAAGGTAGAGGAATATGTTTGTGAATCAAACAAGACAGAATCTTCAGGTGATATAGATAACAATCTGGACGACGATGTGCCTTTTTGAGTATTAACTATATTAAATAGTTCCACGTGAAACATAAAAGTTATGGGATTTGTAGCTCGAAAAGACATATGTGATCGAAGAGCGCCTCATGTTGCTATAGGCGAGGCTGAAAGGAACGGGCGACGGTAAACCTGAGTTGCAAGTGACCCGCTAGAAATAGAAAAGGGCTGATACAAGTAAGCTAATGAGGCAGGTTCTGGTGAAAATCCAGACGTCCCACCATTTTGGGTGAAATTAAAAGAGTTAGCTACGTCTGACTTCATAGAGTTAGCCAATAAAATAGAGCTTTAATTATGAATCTAAGGAGCAATAAATGGAACATATCAAAAACCTACTATGCCTAATCTATATCAGCGTTACAATCTATGCATCATGTACAATCGGATATATAATTCAATAATTAAATTACAATGGATTTAGAACATGAATTTTACAGAAGCGATGGAAAAACTTAAAGCAGGCAAAAAAGTTTCACGTGAAACATGGAGAAACTCAATCTATTTTCTAATGAAAGATAAAGAGGTCAAATGCTTCTATCCAACATTAATGAATTATGTATATGATGAAAACATTATGATCTCAAATGATTGGATGATTGTAGGCGATAAAGAAAAATATAAGTTTTGCGATATAATATTAAGACTACAACAATGCGCCAAAGCCCGGCTTTCACACTGGAAAGACGAATATATTTATCTTGATATAGAGAGTAAGCAACTTATACTTCATGCCATGGAGCCACGTTCCTTTGTGCCAGACTTTGAATCATTTATCGCTGAAGATTGGGTTGAATTAAAATGACTACTTATAGATGCGACAACTGCCATTTAAAATTTCATAGTCTTTCGTCTCATAATGAGGCTATGAATAAATATAAAGCTTCATCTATGTACGATCCATCTCTAGAAATAGCTGTCTTATGTGATAAGTGCTTTAAAGAATTCAACGAATGGTATGACAGCCTAAGCGACGAAGATCACAAAAGAATCCTAGGCTTGCAAGTACATAATTAACTCAATTTGTGCTTGCATTTAGACCAAGGTTAACATAATATGCGCTTCCTTGCTTTTTTAAGGTGCACATTATGTTAACTTATAATTGGATCAATCCTGATAAAGCACGTTATTACACAATAACTGTGCAGAAAAAAAGTGCTTTAAAGCAAATCGTTCTCCTCCATGCATGGGGTGGATGTTATTCTAATCATGGAAGACGCAAAAGCATCCAGGTTGAAAGCGAAGAACAGGCGGATTCATACATTAAGCAAATGATAAGACGACGTAAAAGTCGTGGATATGAGCTTCTGGGAAGCTAATTATTAAGGTATCACCATATAGCCTATTAGTACTGTTCCATCTAGAGCGGCGGCATTGTTATTAGTTAATGTCATTGTGGATGTTCCACTGCCAGCTGTAGCTTCTATCTCAAGGGATTTTTTAGTATTAGTTCCACCCATTATACTTAATAATATGATAGAGCTAGTAGTTATAAAGGTATTAGTCCAAGTAATTGCATACGCTGCACCGGCTGCCGTTGTTAATGCTGAGGTAGTGATTACTCCTGACGTGCCACTTGCCGTCACTGCATTAGCAGCTTCTGTGCCGGTTGCTTTGGTTGACAGATAAATTGTTCCATTCATATCAGGAAATGTTACCGTTCTAGCAGCAGCAGTATTTGAGAATACTAAGGCAGTAGAATGCTGAAAGGCCGTCCCATTTAAAATCGAAACTGGGTTTGTGCCACCAGATCCTCCCTCAAGCGCGATAACTCCCGTCCCTTTGGCCTCAATTGTCAAAGAAATATTAGTGTCTGTTCCCGTTGCAAATAGTGTTACGGGGCTACCAGTTGCTGCATTAAAAAGTTCCAAATAATTTACTGCTGAAGCTACTGATGTGAATTTAAGAACATGGTTACCAGATACATCGTTTATATAGGTTGGAGCCTGCAAAACGCCTGTTAAGCCTGTCATAGAAGTTATGTTTGTATTGGCGCCAGCTGTTGCAAATAATGTGGATAATTGTGTGCCTGTTTCTTTATAGGTAACACCAGATTGCACAACAGGAAAGATGTCTGACAATGCAGGTGTTACTATTGCAGGTAAACTACTTATCTTGATACCCATAATTCAATTCCTTTTGTTTCGGCTTTATGTTAGCACTGTTCGCTTTCAATAATTTCAGGAGCATTATAAGATCCGTTCGATACAACAGCCAAATTACTGCCTTCCTGGAATTTAATGAATTGTTCCTTCATATATACTATCTCATTCAAATGTCCTTGCAATTGCAATGCTTGGCTCTTGAGGGCATTTAAATTCTCGGTCATTGCCAAATAATCCTTATTAGCTTGCTTTATTTGTTCTTCAATAAGTTCTTTGCGTTTTTCTAAATCTCCTAACATTATTATTTTCCTTTATGTAATGATTTCAGCGTACTAGCCAAAGCTACTTCCTTGCGTATTGTAGGATTCTTGCTTTTAGCAGCTTTTGCTAACTTCTTAGTAGGTATCTTATGACCTTCAGGGACACCTAACTCACGGTGAAGCTTACCTTTCTTCATCCCCATATCTTGTATGAATTTACCAGCCATTATTTACTCCTTAAATACTATTATCTTCTTCGCCTTGCATGAATCATACCATTGCCTGTTAATGTAGAGACGGCATAAGTTTGTCGTGCATTAAGAAAAACTGATGTATTAACTGATACATTCCATCGAGATATGCCAGTATTCACAAAAGAGGCAACTCCAGTTGTGATTGTATTAGTGTGATCGGTCCTAGAAGCTAATTGTGCAGTTGTAGGGCTAGCAAAAGTGGCTGTAGTTGGATGTAGTTGAACGGTTAAGAGACTCTGCGTAGTAATTCCACCAACTGTCGTATAGAAAGTTCCCCGTACATCCCAG